AAAACCCAACATTACCTATGGATGCTGTTTTATCAATAATCACACATTGCATGTACAACACAGTAGACACAGAAACCCAAGTTAAATTACTTAACGAAGCAGGAATAACAACTACAATAAATGATATGAAACAAGGAAATGTCAACATTGTACCCGACTCATGGTTCCAAAGTTTAGTAACTGGAAATATATTCAAATACCTCAAAATACAAATAGGAAATTTAGTTTTTGGTGAGTCCTCCAATTACCTTAATCCTAAGGTAAACCCTTTTCAGTAAGCCCCATATTAGATACCACCATCATACAAGCCGCCCACTTGTATGAATACACTTGTTTAGGGCCAAATATAGAAAAACATGCTTCAGCACCATTATATAGCGAAAATGAAATTCACCCACATCCAGAATACCAATTTTATAAAGGAAACTATGCAAAAAGATTAAGAATACGAAATTTAAATAAACAAATGAGGAAGCTAAAACAAAAAATATATGTAGAACACATGTTAGAAATTGAACAACAACATATTAACTGGTTAGATTTCTGTCAAGTTAAAGATATCACTTGTCATTGTCCCAACAAAATAGCATTTGAAAAAATATTAGCATTACAAGAATTAGACCAATCAAAACAAGCAATGGCATATAACACATGTATACACACTATTTTTGCTGCAGCCAAAAGACAAATGAAACGAGCACCAACACCTGAGCCTCAAGTAGCTGATGATTTTGTAGAATTTGGAAAGAAGTACATTGAAAAACATATAGGAGAAAAACTGAACAATTTTGGTTACTCATTCCAACAATGGTACAAACATAATGATTATAAAAAGCAAAGAGACATTGATAGATATTTAAAGGCACTGCAAGACCGACAAAGTTTTACTGAAAGAGAATATGCAGACTTGATGACATTAAAATATAAAGGTATTTGTAAAGTAGAAATACAGCCAATTAATGGAAAACCTAGAATGGTATGCGCTATTCCAATCAGAACTAAAGTCACTATGGGACCAGTTACATGGCGATTAGAAGAAATATGTAAAGATCACTTACCAGGTTACTGTGGAAACAAAAATTTACAAGAATTAACAGACGAAGTAAATGATATATTAAAACAAGGATTCACGAAAGTAGTAGAAGGAGATGGTTCAGGATT